GCCAGAAGAAATTCCAGAAGAAACTATAGACACTACAGAAGAACTGCCAGAAGTAACGCCTGTGCCTGAGCCAGAACCAGAGCCTGTGCCAGAGCCTGTGCCTGAGCCAGAACCAGAGCCTGTACCTGCCCCAGAGCCGCCACCAGAAAGCGATACGCCAATTACTGAAACGGTATTTCCTGAATATTTCCCCGAGCCACCACCAGAGCAACCGCCTATAGATCCCAGTCGTACACCCGATTTTCCTGGTGGGCCACCTCCTGTGCCGGTTGAAGGGCCAAGAGGAGAGCCAGGACAGCCAGGTAGAGATGGTGCTGATGGCGCCCCTGGAAGAGACGGCACAGATGGTACTGATGGTAGGGATGGCGTAGACGGCGCTCCTGGGAGAGATGGTACTGATGGTAGAGACGGAGTAGATGGACAGCGTGGCGAGCAAGGAGAGCAAGGGCCAAGAGGAGAGCAGGGAGAGCCAGGAAGAGATGCAGATCCAGAAGAAATACGAAGAATAATTAATGGTGCTATTGAGGGAATTAAATTCCCCGAAGGCATAACGACTAAACAAATAGAAGATATTGTTAAGGGCCAAATTGACAGAATACCTGGAGGCGTAACATCAGATCAGGTTGCCAGCATTGTTGGCGAAGCAATTAAAGGAATTAAATTTCCTGAAGGAGTCACTACAAAACAAATTAAAGAGCTGTTTGAAAGCGCAATTGGCGAAATAGCCATTGCCAGTCCTAGCGATGTAAAAGATGCACTGGCTGGATTTGCGTTTACTGAAAGCCAGATTAATCAAATTGTTGGTGCGCTACCTGAAAATATAAACAAGCTTGATTTAGCAAACGCTTTAGAGGGTGTTGTTGTTGGTGAGGACTTAGACTCTGCTGTAGGCAACATTACAAAAGCTATAAGCGGTCTTGATGTTGCAAGCCCTAATGATGTTAAGCAAATACTTTCTGAGTATGGCTTTACTGAAGAGCAGTTAGACCAAATTTCAGGGGCAATAACTATACCGGCTTCTGCAACTGTTGAAGACGTAAAAAACATTGTTGACGGAATTCCTAAAGGATTAACAGCGCAAGAAGTTGCCACTCAATTAAGCGGAGACTTTGAGGATTTAACTAAAGATATTGCCGGAGTTAAGGGCGGCATTGATGACTTAGCAGAAAGCCTTGGTTTATCTACAGATGGTTTAATTCGAGCCATATCTGACCTTGGCGATGCCACCGGAGAAGATCTTACTAATTTACAAACCGGCATTCTTAAAGGTCTAGGAGATCTTTCAGAGGACTTTGGTACAGACATTGGAGAGGTAGTTAAGTCTGTTACAGGTCTTAGTGGAGATGTTGCTGATGGCATTGAAGATCTGGGAGAGCAACTTACTGGTATTGGCACGGGAATTGGTGATGTAAACAAAGGCATTGATGACTTGGCAGAAAGCTTAGGTCTTTCAACAGATGCTTTAGTTGAAGCAATATCTGGCCTTGGAAAGTCAACTGGTGAGGGTCTTACTAATCTACAGACCGATATTCTTAAAGGTTTGGGAGATATCTCAAAAGATTTAGGCGTTGATATTGGAGATGTGGTCAAGTCTGTTACAGGTCTTGGAGAGGGTATTTCTAAAGATATTGAAGGCTTGGAAGAACAGCTTACTGGCATTGGCACAGGAGTTTCTGGCGTTGAAACAGGAATCAAAAGTCTTGCTGAAAGCCTTGGCTTGTCTACAGAGGCTTTAGTTAAAGCGGTATCTGATCTTGGAACATCAACTGGGGAAGATCTTACTGATTTAGAAGAAAATATCTTACAAGGAATAGGCGATCTTTCTACTGATTTGGGTCTTAATATTGGAGAGGTAGTTACTTCTATTGGAGGCCTTAAGACGGATGTTAGCGAAGGAATTGTTGGTCTTGGAGAAGATGTTGAGGCCGTTGGAGAGGCGGTAGGCGGAGTAAAAACATCAGTAGATGAAGGCATTAAAAATCTTGCTGAATCGCTAGGAATACAAACTGAAGACATTACAAAATCTATTGTTAAGTTAGGCACTGGAGTTAGTCAGGATATTACTGAGCTAGATGCAAGCGTTCTTAAAGGGCTAGATGGTCTTGCAAATGATTTAGGAACTGACATAGGCGAAGTAGTAACTTCAATTACAGGGCTTGAATCTGGTCTTGGAGAAAACATTAAAAGTTTGTCTGAAGGCATTACAGATAAATTAACTACCGAATTTGGTGGCTTAAGTGATGCGCTTGGCGAAGGATTTGGCGGATTAGGAGAGGCAATTGGAACAGGGCTTGGCGGTCTTGGCGAAGGGATTGCTGGCTTAGGCGAAGGCTTGGGTGCTGGGCTCATGGGTCTTGCGGCACAACAATCTATGTTGCCTGGGCAAATTGCGGCGGCTACGCCTATCCAACCTCAAGACTTTAAAGAATTTAGACAGGGCCTTACTCGACGTAAGATTGCAACACCACTACAAATCGGCATGTTTACCGGAGGCGCTAGAAACGTATGACATACCTAAATTTAATGAACGGCGTGTTGCGTCGGCTTCGAGAAGAAGAGACCACATCTGTTACGAGCACTACCTACGTCAAGATGGTTGGTGACTTTATTAACGATGCCAAGACTTTGGTAGGTCAGGCGGCAGACTGGTCTGCACTACGAGAAACACTCACAATCTCGACGACCGCTTCGGACAACACCTATTCACTAACGGGTGGTGGCGACAACGTAAAAGTTATGTCGATGCTCAACGACACTCAAAACTGCTTTATAACCTATCAAACCAAAGACTGGTTTAACGATGCGCTTTATATATCTAATGCAGTAGAAGGTGCGCCTAAGTACTTTACGTACAACGGTCTAGACGGCAACGGTGATACTCAAATCTTGCTTGGCCCTACACCCGATGGTGTATACAGCATTCGAGTTGATCTTGTTAAACGACAAACTGATCTTACAGCTAACAGTGATTCACTGCTTATTCCTGCTCAACCTGTTATTCATTTAGCAGTAGCGTTACTTGCGCGTGAGCGGGGTGAAACAGGCGGTACATCGACTGCCGAATACTTCCAGATTGCTAACCAGTATCTGTCAGATGCTATAGCAATTGATGCGGCAAAGCACCCAGAAGAGATGGTATTTAGGACGGTTTAATATGGCTCAACAACTGCAAAGCATCAATCTTGTAGCTCCGGCCTTTAAGGGTGTTAACACCGAAGACTCGCCGTTAGCACAAGACCCGTCTTTTGCTGAGATTGCAGATAACGCTGTGATCGATAAGCGAGGACGTATTGCCGCACGTAAAGGCCATAGCGTCATTACGACCAACAAGACTGTGCTTGGCACTACTTCTATACGAGCCATCAAAGAATTCAGGGATGACGGTGGCAACACCAAGATATTCTCTGTAGGTAACAACAAAATTATTAGCGGTACGACTACGCTGGTTGATGAAACGCCTGGTAGTTACACGATCACTGCTGACAACTGGAAGATAGTTACGTTTAACGACAAGATCTATTTTTTCCAGCGTGGCTATGAGCCTCTTGTTTACGACAATGCCGGTGGTTCAGTAATCAAGTTAAGTACCGTTTCCGGTGCCGCCGGAGTAGCTAGTGCCATGTACGGCAACGAAGTTCTAGCGGCTTATGGTCGGCTCTGGACGGCTGACTTTAGTGCTAACAAATCTATTATTTACTGGTCTGATCTGCTTATTGGGCATGACTGGTCTGGTGGTACTAGCGGCAATATTGATATCTCAAAGGTATGGCCTGACGGCTATGACGAGATTGTTGCGCTGGCGGCACACAATGGATTGCTGATTATCTTTGGTAAGCACAGCATCATTGCGTACCAGGGAGCAGAGGCTCCTGCCACCATGTCAATCGCAGACACCGTAGCGGGTGTTGGCTGTGTTGATAGAGATACCGTGCAGTACACCGGCACAGACGTATTGTTCTTGTCTCATACAGGACTTAAAAGCTTTGGCCGAACAATCCAAGAAAAGTCTATGCCAATTAGTAGTCTGTCTAACAACATTACGAAAGACATTATTTCTGCGCTACAGAACGAAAGTGAGTTTTTTAGATCGGTATACAGCCCAGAAGAAGGCTTTTATCTGCTGACTTTTACAGGGCAAGACGTAACGTACTGCTTTGATGTGCGAGGCACGATAGAGAATGGCTCATACCGTGTAACACGCTGGCCTTCTACAGGATTTACAGCATATGCCCGATTAGAAAATGGCACATTGCATGTAGGTACAACAGCGGGAATTAGCACATACACAGGGTATAGCGATAACGGACTTGGTTATCGATTTAAGTATTACAGCCCAAGCTTAACGTTTGGCGATAGTTCACGAATTAAGATTCTTAAAAAACTAAAGCCTACATTAGTTGGTGCTAACAACTCTGTGGTCTTTATGAAGTGGGCGTATGACTTTGACACTACATACGCTACGGCAGAGTTTACGGTAGGCACACAGATTACTGGGTTCTACGGTGAAAGTGAGTACACAACAGTAGAATTCACAGGCGGTCAGCTAACTAACCAACGTAGCTTAAACGCCACAGGATATGGCACCAGTGTTCAGGTAGGTCTGGAATCAGAGATTGATGGATCACCCTTATCACTACAGGAAATTAACGTAATGGCTTTGATAGGTAAGCTACTTTAACGGGAGATAACAATGATTTTTCCAACAGTACAAGCGCCTGCAACAACACAAGCAGATCCTAGCGCTCTTGGTCAAATATTTGGCGGCCTAATGGGGGCCGGACAATCTATTTTGTCCTCTCCTGATGCGCTTATGGGTTTGGGTGGCGGCTTGTTAACTAAGGAAGCTTATGACCGCCTTAGCAATATTGGTGAGCAGGCTAAACGTGAAGCTATGGGCCTTGCAGAACGAGGGCAAAGAGAGTCTGAGTTTAGACCGTTTACGGTGACTACTCCTACAGGCGCTATGTTTACTGCGCGTATGGGTGGTCAGCCTGCAATGCCTTCTTTTAATCAACCTGGCGGCCCTGTTACAACAGACTTTCAGGGTCAGTTACAGCCATTAGGTCAGCCATCAATGGCGTTGCCTCCAAACATTGACCAACTAATTAGCCAAATAGATATGCAGATACCTGGTCAAATGCCACAACCCGGACAATTAAGCCCGACCGAGGCTAAAGGAAGATTATTGGATTTACTTGGAAGCGCTCCGTCTTCTTCTCAGTTTGCTCCCCCTCCTGGAATGCCTGCTAGACCTGAAATGCCTATGTTTGCAACAGCGGATATGGTTCAATTTACAGACCCCGTAACTGGCAGGCAAATGTCTGGAAGCGGTACTCTTGCGCAATATAGAAGACAGCTAAAAGATTATTACGACAGCACTCCTGGCTCTCAACAGTACTACGAAGGGCTAGAAAGACAAGAACAGAGAGAAAGATTCCCAGGTTTATTTGGAGCTCCTCAGCCAGAAAGACTTCCTACACAACCTACTGCTGACGGTCTTCAGATTGGCATGGAGTTATCTCCTGAAGAGCGAGTGTTACAACAACAGTTGCTTGGCGGTGCAGGTGGTTTCTTTGGTCAAGCCGCACAACCTACCGTAGATCGCGAGCAAGCCATATTCGAGCGTATGCGGGCCGCACAGCGTCCTGAAGAAGAACGGCAACGTCTAGCACTAGAAGAGCGTTTAGCGGCTCAGGGGCGATTAGGCACGTCCTCAGCGGCATACGGCGGTGCCACGCCAGAACTCCTAGCACTAAGCTCTGCGGAGCGTGAAGCGCGTGATAGATCTATGTTGACTGCTATGCAACAGGCTCAAGCAGAGCAAGCACAACAAGCGGCGCTAGGCGGTCAGTTCTTGGGTGCTGGTTACTTGCCACAGCAACAATTAATAGCGGCGTTACAGCCCAGCTTAATTCAGCAAGAGCTTGCACAGCAGGCACAGCAATTTGGCACAGGACTCTTTGGTGAGACTGCACTGTCTGGTATCGAAGCACAGTTACTGCAAGAACAGGCACGAGCTAACTTGTTAGGTGGCATTGGCAGTAATGTTATAGCTGGTTTAATTAACCAACAACGTGCCGCCGCCGCACAACCTTCGGGTAGTGGTAGCTCAGGGTTAGGTGGTTTGTTTGGTGATGTTGTTGAGAATCTTGGCAGTGTAGGATCAGGCATTAAACAACTCTTAGGAATTGGAGGCTAATCATGGCTAAGTTTTCACAAGCATTTTTACAATCAATGACACAGCCCTCATATCAAGAGGGTCTGTTTACTGCCGCCAGAGAATTAGGTGGCTTGCGTGGTCGATTAGATGAAGAGCGTCGTCAGGCAGAGCTTGAAAGGCAAGAAAAAGAAAAGCTTGCCAAACAACGTCAGTATCAAGCTAATCTACTTTCTTTGGGAGCCTCAGGCACATTTGATCCTGAAATGTTAAAGGGCGCATTAGGTGGTGCGGCAGAGCTAGGTATGTCTCCTGCTGTTGCGGCTCAAGCTATCCAAGCAGGACAGGGATTTAGACCTAAGCCTCGTCTAACTGTAGATCAAAAAGAAAAGTTACTAGAAAACTTTACCGTTGAAAGCATTGCTGATTATGAAAGAACGGGAAATACAGCTTCTTTTGTAAGGCGACAAACTCCTCCTGATTATGTTTTTGAAACAAAAAATGTAACTGACCCAGAATCAGGAATAACAAACATAGTTAGATTCGCTTATGACAAAAACAGTGCTAACCCGTCAGTTCCTGCTTTTGAAAATGTAATAGGTCGCGCTCCTTCTGATGGCGGAACAGACACAACAAAATCAATAAGCCAAATGCTTAGAGACTCAGGCTTTGAGGCCGATCTTTCAACAGATGACGGTATAAGAGCGGCAAGAAACTACGCTCTCATTGAGCTTGAAAACGCATCCCTTGGAAAAGAAC